TGCAATCTATGGCATACAGGCGTTAGTAATACCCCGAACGCTCTTTAGAGCAAACATCCGCAGTTCAAATCGTTCCAGGGATAGACTTGGATTATGCCGAACCCACCTAAACCATCCGAGCTCAAAAGGCTGACGGGCAATCCAGGAAAGAGGGCCTTGCCTAATCCAATTGCCTACATTGAGGGTGGCTACATTGAGCCATTTAGACCGCTTGAAGTTGCAGGTAAGCAGCTTTGGGATGCCGCAATGAAGACTGGCGAAAACTGGATCGCCAGAAACTCAGACACTCAACTGTTGCTTTTGACCTGTGAGCAGATGGATAGAAGAACTAATCTGATTGTCAAGATTGCCGAGACTAGTGAATGGAGGCTTTACCGGGCCTTGCACGATTTAGAAAAGATGATTTCATCAAACTTGTCAATGCTCGGTTTTACACCAGCAGATCGCAGCCGACTCGGAGTAGCAGAGGTCAAGGTGGTAAGCAAACTGGAAGAACTGATGCAAAGAAAGGCTGAGCGTGTGGCCACCGCAATGGCTTACTCAAGTTCCACAGTCTCAGATTGACGGCGGCGAAGGTGAGGTTGTCATTGACTTTGCCGAAGCCTTTGGCGTTGTTACTAAAGACTCGGTGGCAGGAAAGGCAGGAGAACAGCTACACCTAAGAGACTGGCAGAAGGAACTAATCCGTCATGTCTTTGCCGGTGATGAGAATGGCTATAGACATGCAATTTCCCTACTGCTACTTCCAAGGAAGAACGGAAAATCCGCACTAGGCTCTATCTTTGGCCTTTATTCCCTGATTTTAGGTGTTCGAGGTGCTGAGGTTTATTCAGTAGCCGCTGAGAAGGAACAGGCTCGCATTGTCTTTGCCGATGCTAAAAAAATGATTGAGGCAAGCGAAGAGCTCACCAAGATAACCAGACTTTACCGCGATGCAATCGAGCTACCTGCACAAGGATCGGTGTATCGAGTGCTGTCTGCCGAAGCTTACTCAAAAGAGGGCCTGAACCCGTCGGCTGTAATTTTTGATGAGCTACATGCACAACCCAATCGCGAACTATTTGATGTCATGTCACTGGCAATGGGAGCGAGGGGAAGACTAGCAACTCTAATAGCAATCACCACGCCGGGCGTCAAAACCGATTCAACAGGTCAAGACTCAATCGCATATACGCTCTACCAATACGGTCAGAAAGTTGCACGCAGGGAAATAGAAGATTCAACATTTTTCATGGCCGCATGGGAAGCACCAGCAGAAGCAGACCATCGCCTGCCTGAGACATGGCGCATAAGTAATCCTGGATACGGCGACATCTGCTCTGCTGAAGACTTTGAGTCAGCAGTTAAGCGGACACCTGAGCCTGAGTTCAGAACCAAGCGATGCGGTCAATGGGTATCAAGTGCAGTCTCATGGCTACCAACCGGCGCATGGGAAGCCTGCGAAGGTGAGGTTGACTATAAGGACAAGGAATACATCATCGGCTTTGACGGCTCATTCTCAGGTGACTCAACCGTCCTGGTCGGTGCAACCATCGAGCCAGAACCTCAAGTGTTTATGATTCAGGCATGGGAGAAAGATCCAAATATTCATGACAATGACTGGCGCGTTGACATCTTGCAAGTGGAGAACAAGATCAGAGAGTTTGTGGCCGAGAACCCGAAAGTCAAAGAGATAGTCTGCGACCCATACCGCTGGCAGAGGTCAATGCAGTTACTTGCCGAGGAGGGTTATCCAATAGTCGAATATCCATCAACCAACCCAAAGCGTATGATTCCTGCCTGTCAGAAAACCTATGACGCTGTTGTTGATAAAAAACTGAAGCATGACGGCAATGGATTACTCGCTAGGCATTTATCAAACGCAGTAGTAAAACGAGACAATTTAGGAGTCAGGATAGTGAAAGAAAATAGAGCATCATCAAGGCGGATTGACGCAGCAGTAGCAGCGGTCATCGCAATAGATAGAGCGTTGCAGGTTAGAATAGAACCCGAACAACAGGTGCCGGGTGTATATGTCTTCTAAAATTGTAATAGTTACACAGGTTGCAGGTGCAATCGCTGTCAGCATTGGGATTGGTCTTATTTTCTACCCTGCCGGCATCATTGCCGCCGGTATCTTTTCCATCTTGTTTGGCATTGCACTAGAGAGAACAAATGCTAAGTAATCTTTTCGAGAAACGAGCAGTCACACCTAACCAATTATTTGGCGCAGGGCTTGACTTTGAACTAAACAATAACTCGGCCACCTTTGTGGATCAGGATAACATCTACAAGCTGGCAGGTGTCTCGGCAGCGGTCTCGCTCATTGCCGGCACAATCTCAACTCTGCCAATGGACGCCTTCATCAAACGCGATGGGCAGAAGCTATTGATGAGGCCGAAGCCTGACTGGGTGAACAGACCCGATGTGTCATTCGTGGATCGCACACCATTCATCAGTTCCATAATCTCCAGCCTCATGCTTGACGGCAACGCCTTTATCAGAATCTTCAGAGACGAGGGCCTGCCAATCAACCTGATGGTATTGAATCCCACCAAAATCAAAGTCCACCGCAACGGCGGAGGACGGGTGATGTTTGAGTATGAAGAAGACCGCAAGAATTACACCTCAGATCAAATCTTGCACATTGTTGAGTCGGTCATGCGACCCGGACAGATTAGAGGCGTGTCTCGCGTAGAGGCGATGAAGGATGCCTTTGGTCTAGGCGTAGCACTGGACTCATACGCTCAGCGTTTCTTCGGACAGGGCGCATCGGGTAACTATGCGCTAGTCACGCCGCAGACACTCACCGAAGATCAGGCCAAAGTCTTAGCTAAGTCAGTTGATGCCAGACATGGCAGTTGGAGAAAAGCGCACAAGACGATGGTTCTGCACTCAGGACTGGACATCAAGGATATCGGTGTCAACCCAGAAGAATCACAACTGCTCGACTCACGCAGAATGTTCATTGAAGACCTGTGTCGAATTTTCAATATCCCAAGCCACTTAATGAACCTGCCCGGCACAGCAACCTACAGCAGTATCGAGCAGACATCCATCGAGTTTGTTACTCACACCCTTAGACCCTATGTGGCAATCATTGAGAATGCGCTTTCTACTCTGCTACAGGTTTATCCAAACGGACAGGGCGCATTTGTTGAGTTCAACATGAACAGCTTACTGCGAGGCGATGCACAATCACGCTTCTCTGCCTACTCACAGGGTATTCAGTCGGGAATCTTGACTGCCAACGATGCCAGAGTTGCCGAGGGCTTATCAAAGATTGACGGAGGCGACATCCTTAGAGTGCCACTTGCCAATGTGAACATTGATGCAGCCGACCTATCTGCTACCGATAAGCGTGTCCTGATGGCACAGCGATTGATTGTTGCTGGTTTTGATCCTGGGGAGACCCTGGCAGCAATGGGCCTTCCTGCCATTGCTCACACCGGTGTGCCATCGGTGCAGCTACAGGGTGTTGCACAAATTGACCCACTTGATCCAAAGTCTGTTTATTTGGAGAACTAATGCCAACACAATACTCATATTCAATCGGCACTGTGGCATCTCTAGTGGTTCCGGCCAGCGATGGCATACAGCAGGTTGTTCTACATAATCACGAACACGCCAGCAATCATGATATTTACTATGGCAACTCAGCGGTAACTGTCGATAGTGGCCTGCACCTATTAGAAACAGAGACACACTTTTTGAGTGTGGCCGCAGGTGACACAGTTTGGGCAATAGCAGATGGCACTAATAGAGCCATGCGTGTTTTGATTTCGAGGATGTAATGCCCTTCTACATTTCAGATGCCAACCCTTATTGCAACGGCTGGAGCGTCGAGAAGGAGGATGGCGAGGTCATTGGTTGTCATACAACTAAACAGGATGCGATTGACCAAATGGTAGCCGTCTCGATTGCAGAAGGTATCAGACCCGGTGGCGAAAGAAACCAGGCTGGGCCAGCAGCCATCATCGTTGACATCGATGGAACGCTAATAGTTGATGACAGGGCTAATGAAAAAGTTCTGGCGTATTTAGACACATTTACAGACACAGAAATAATAATCTGCACCGCAAGAATCGAATCCGAGCGCGAGCAAACAATTAGACAGCTCCGGACTCTAGATATCAAATACGACCAGCTTTACATGAAGTCTGATGACTCTGTAGATTCATCTAATTTTAAGAAAAAATCTGCTCAGGAACTGCTTGTTATCTATAATGTAATGCTGGCGATAGACGACAATGCAGATAGCCGCAGTGCTTATCGAGAGTTGGGAATAACTGCCCTAAATCCCAATGAGGTTCCCGAATCAAGAGCACCAGCACCACCAAAGGATCAGATTGAGGGCAGCGAAGAAAATGAACCTGGCAGTGCAAAGGGACCAGGTGGTGACATTGTCCTGAGCGACAACACAAAGACCGCTCTTAGAAACAAGGTCAAGGAACACAATGACAAGATGGAAGAGGAAAACAAACCTGCCTATACCAGAGCTACCTATGGACAACTAGCCGCCGTCTATCGCAGAGGTGCAGGGGCTTTCTCAACATCACACCGACCCGGCATGACACGCGCGCAGTGGGCGATGGCGAGAGTCAATGCCTATCTTTATCTTCTAGCGAATGGCAGACCAGAAAATGAAAACTATGTCACCGACAATGACCTACTGCCAGAAGACCACCCAAAGAGCACCAGGTCAATCGAAGACAGACAGGTGAACCTAGACCCACCTGCCTATATGAGAGCATCCGCTCGCAGGGGACTTGAGTGGTATGCAGATGGCAAAGGTGGCAGTGGATTAGTAGAGCGCACAATAAGAGAAGCAAGGGCGATGGCCGCTGGCGATGTCTCAGCCGATAAGTGGGTAAGAATTGCTGCGTGGATTGCAAGACACATCAGAGACCTTGATTCACCTGCTGCCAATCCACAATCAGAAGATTTTCCATCACCAGGAGTTGTTGCAATGGCACTCTGGGGCGGTGGCACATCAAGACGATCAGCGCAACGCGCACAAACTTACGCAGAGGGTGTAGTGACTAGACTAGAAGCCGAGGGAGAACGACATAACATGAAGCAAGAGACCAGAAACTTTGACGCTGACTTTGAACTCAGGGCCGAAACTGATGGCATGACTTTGATTGGATATGCCGCAAAGTTCAATTCACCATCCGAAGACTTGGGTGGATTCATTGAGACCATTGAAGCCGGCGCATTTAGAAAGTCTTTGCGCTCACGCAACGATGTGAAGCTACTGGTCAACCATGACACAGGCCGCGTTCTTGCTAGCACTCGTGCAGGCACAATGAAACTCTACGAGGATGAAGTTGGACTCAGGGTAGAAGCATCCCTGCCAAACACTACAGACGGCAGAGACATGGCAGAACTACTCAAGCGCGGAGACCTGAACAAGATGAGCTTTGGCTTTGTAGTGATGAAGGACTCATGGAATAACGAGATGACGCAGAGAATTCTAAAATCCGTCAGATTACTCGAAACGAGCATAGTGTCTTTTCCTGCATATATGGCAACCGAGGCAATGGTCAGATCACTAGACAAGGCGGCCACACGCGCACAGGTTGACCCTGATGAACTAGCCGATGCAGTTATCAAACTTGAGGAAGGCGCAGACCTGTCTGAGCAAGAGGCAGAATTGATTACTAAGGTGGTCAATTCACTAGCACCGCAGCAGGCAGAAGAAGAACAACCAAACCTGCTGGAACTCAAGCGTAAGCAGTTAGATCTACTACTAAAGAAGGCATAATGGATAAAGAACAAATAAAGAAAATCATTCTTGAGACAGCAGGCAACCCAATCAGCGGTGCAATCTTTGAACTGGCCGATGAAGCAGCCGACAAGATTTATAAATTATTCGCTCCAGTCAGCGAAACAGATGGCAACCATTCGGCGGTTGCTACAAGGGAAACTCGTATAACCGAGCCAACTGAAACGCGCTAACCCCTGCAGCGTCAGTTGCAAAAACGAGTTCCGCCTCACAGGGTCTTTTCCTTTCTACCTGTGAGGTTTCCCTTACCCTGTAGAATTAACTCATAGCTGAGTGTAAGCACCGCTTGTTTCAGTTCTGCGTAAGCGCGGCTGATGTCTAAATAACTAAGGAGAAAACCAAATGTCACAGTCTTTTATGAAGGCTCAGGCTGAGGTTCGTCTGCGTGCGTGGGAGGAAGCTAAGGCCCTTCTTGACACCGCCGCTGCTGAGAAGCGTGACTTGACTGCTGAAGAGCAGGAGAAGTTTGATCGCATCAACGCTGAGCTAGACGAGCGAGCAGCCGCAATCGAGACCGTTCGCAAAGCTGAAGAGCGTGAGGCTAAGGCCATCGCTGCCGCTTCATCTTTCGCAGTCTCAGAAACACCGAAGTCGGATTACGACTATGTCCGAGCACTTGCAAAGGGTGAGGTTCGTTCTCACACATTCGAGCAGCGTGGAACCCTAACACCATCCAACACTGGCGGCGTCGTGCCTCAAAGTTTCGTGGCAACGGTCATGGACCTTGCACGCGCCACCGGCCCCATGTACGATGTCTGCGAAGTGTTCAGAACACAGAGTGGCGAGGACCTAAAGATTCCGACGCTTTCAAACTACGGAACCGCCGTTCTCGAACCTGCTGGGGACACCATCGAAGAGTCAGAACCAACCTTCAGCTCAATCACACTACAGGCGTTCAAGTTTGCATTTTTGGTGCCTGTGGACAATAGTCTGTTAGTCGACTCGGGAGTCGATATCGCTGAGGTTCTAGCTCGTGCCGCTGGTAATTCCATCGGCTTTGCAACCAACACAGCAGTTACAACCGGAACCGGTTCATCACAGCCGCAGGGCATTGTGACGGCTGCAGGAACCGGCGTGTCCGGAACAATCGCTGGAGGATTATTCACCGGCGACAATCTGATCGACCTCGTGTATTCTGTTGATTCTGCTGTTCGTCAGTTGCCTGGGACTGGATTCCTTGCAGCTCCAACCGCAATCCGCAATGCTCGCAAACTAAAGGATGACCAGGGACAGTATGTCTTCGTGCCAACCCTTAGCCCAGCTACTCCAGACACGCTACTTGGATTCCCAGTATTTGAGAACCCAACCATGGCTGCTGTCGGTAGCGCAAGTGCAAGCATCGGTTTCGGATATTTGAGGTCGCATAAAATCAGAATTGCTGGCGGCCTTCGGGTTGACCGCAGCGACGACTTCAAGTTCGCACAGGACACGGCGGTGTTCCGCTTCTTGATCAGGATTGATTCAAGACTCAGCCACCAAAGTCACTTCAAGATTTTTAGAGGCTCAGCAGCATAGTCTCCTAAAATCTAAGCAAGACCCTCACCTAAAAAGGTGGGGGTTTTTGCTATTCTGAAACAGAAAGGAAACCATGAAACCAGAGCAACTAGACCTCACCATCACTACATATTCAAACTCTCCCAATGTTCCAACCGGGTATGGGACTCAAATCAAGCAGGTTATCGAAGGATTAGCTAGGCATGGAGTCAATGTCTCTCATGCTTCCAACTACGGTCAAGAAGGAATAAATGGAAAATACAAAACACCAAGTGGCGAAGTGCCTCATTATGCGAGAGGCTATGATCCGATGTCTCAAGATGCTCTAGCTGTTGCTCACAATATTCAAACACTGAAGAGGGACTGCAAAGACTACATTCTGACCCTATGTGATGTCTGGGTGCTCACGCATAATTTATGGAAGGAGAAGGATTTTCCAAGAATCTTGAGTTGGATACCGCTAGATCATATCTCGATGCCACCTAAGGTTAAAAAGTGGATTGACAAACCCAATGTCACCTCGATTGCCATGTCTCCATTTGGCCTAGAACAACTGAAAGAAGTCGGCGTCGAGGGCCACTATATTCCGCACTCTGTGGATACTGTCAACACCTTCAAGCCAACGGCCAAGATTGGCAAACAAAATGCAAGAGAGTTTCTCGGACTAAAGGACGATGACTTCCTCATAGTAAGCAACAGCGCCAATAAAGCAAATTTAAGCATTCACAGAAAATGCTTCCCAGAGATGCTCATAAGTTTTGCAATCTTCAGGCAGAAAGTTCCTAATGCTTTTCTCTATCTGCATACAGAACCGACTGGTGTATTCGGCGGCTTTCATCTTCCCCGAATAGCTGCTGCCTGTGGTTTGCCAATGGATTCTGTCATTTTCCCTGACCCTGTGGATTACCGCATAGGACTCAATGAGAAAGATCTGGCAGGTATTTACACCGCTGCCGATATTGGCCTTCAGGTCTCGCTCGGCGGTGGCTATGAAATCCCAATCATGGAAATGCAGTCAGTTGGCCGCAGAGTGATAGTAAGTCAATGGACAGGGCCGCGCGATCTGATTGCACCGGATAGCTTTGCAGTTACGGGGCAGATGTCTTGGGATGAGGCACAATCAGCATGGTGGAAAATGCCAAGCATCAACTCAATCGTCACACAGCTAGAAAATGCCTACGATGAAGTCAGGGCAAAAGGAAAAGACTCAAATGCAAATCGAGAGTTTGCCAAAGACTTTGATACGGTCAAGGTCTGGAATCAGTATTGGCTACCATTCCTGAGAACACTACAATGATTGAGGTTCTAGGTTTTCCAACACTCAGCAGGTTTGACTTAGCTGAAAAACTTCTTAATTCTATTGATTACCCTGTCTGCAACTTGGTAATTGTCAACAACTCAGGTCAACAAACTTGGAAACCTAAAAAACCGGAGCAGGTGGAAAAACTTTGGCACATAGAAGTTCCCTTCGGATTGGGACTGCAAGCCGCTTGGAACCTGGTAATAAAATCAACTCCTTATGCGCCTAGGTGGTTATTAGTCAACGATGACTGCACCTTTGAGCCGGGAGCGTTAGAGATAATTGACAAAGAAGCAAAGCCAAACGCGCTGACCTTCACAGACTGCTACCCAGTTTGGGCTGCATTTATTTTGGGCGAAGACATTGTTGAAAAGGTTGGTCTTTTTGATGAATCTTTTTACCCTTTATATTTCTGTGACAATGACTACGAGCGCAGGGTAGACAATCAAAAACTGCCAAAGGTTCACATCCCTGCGAAAGTGCATCATCTCAACTCAGCAACTAAATACGACAGTAACGAAGACCGCAACAACTTCACATTTGGTCAGAACATGCTCTTGCACCAGCGGAAAATAGACACAGATGATTTCAGCGATCATGGCTGGAGTTTGGCAATCAGGAGAAGAAACCGATGGGATTGATTATCTATACGGGCGGTTCTTTTGACCTGTTTCATGCAGGTCATGTCAATCTCCTCAGAAAGTGTCAGCAACTTGGTCGAGTGGTTGTATCCCTCAACACCGATGAGTTCATAGTTTCTTACAAGGGCAAGCCACCGATTCTAACCTATGCAGAAAGATTTGAAGTCCTGGCAAGTTGCCGCTATGTGGATGAAATAATTCCAAATGAAAGCGGCGCAGACTCGAAGCCTGCCATTCTAAGAGTAGATCCCGACATAATTGCAGTTGGATCAGACTGGGCGCGGAAGGACTACAACCGCCAAATGAGTTTCACTCAAGACTGGCTAGATGAAAACGACTACTCATTGATTTATATTCCCTACACCACGGGTATTAGTAGCACCAAGATCAAGGCAAGAATTAGAGGGCTAGAATAGACACATGGCGATTATTCATGGGTATGCAACCCTTGCACAAATCAAAGCAGCAATCGGCATCCCAAATGCGGACACTGTTGATGACTCGCTTTTGGAGATGGCAGTTGAATCAGCATCTCGACAGATTGACTCATACACAGAGCGTTATTTCTACAATGCTGGCACAGCGGTCAAAATTTTTGCACCGCTAGACAACTATGTCTGCGAGACCGAGGACTTCATCACACTCAGCAAGGTAGAAATCTCAGAAGATGGCCAGTCCTTTGATACCGAACTTGCCGAAACAGATTACCAAGAAGAGCCACTAAACAGCAGAGCCGGCGGTATTGAAACATCGTTCACACAGATCCGGGCAGTTGAGAATTATCTCTGGCCTCTCGAAGATGGTGATGCTACGGTTCGCTGCACAGGTGTTTGGGGCTGGTCGGCTATTCCAATCGCCATAACCCAGGCCACAGTCATTCTTGGATCAAGAATATTCAAGCGACTGGACTCGCCGCTAGGGATTATCTCCGGAGAACTTGGCTCCATGCGTGTTGGCTTCAGGCTCGACCCAGATGTTCAGCACCTGATTGACCCATATCGCAGAATCAGGATGTCCTAGTGGCTTCCATTCAAGAACTAAGGGATGGCATTGCGACTAATCTTGCAACCATCGCAGGACTTAGAACATCAGCTTCAATCCCAGACAACCCAAACCCACCGATTGCAATAGTGCAACTCAATCGCGTGCAGTATCACCAAGACTTCCAGCGCGGCATGACTGAATACAACTTCTCGGTGCAGGTAGTTGTTGGCAGGGTAGATGAAAGAACTTCACAAAATGCACTTGATGCATTCTGCTCAAGCACCGGAGCATCATCTATCGGTCTTGCGATAGAATCAGATAGGAAGCTAGGTGGCAATTCATTTGACGCCATAGTGACCGAAATGACGAATTATGGCTCTGTGTTGATTTCAGATGTTACCTATTTGGCAGCCGAGTTCAATGTTCGTGTATTAGCCAGCTAACACATAGGAGAATAAATGGCAAAGCAAGTCTTGACCGATGTAGTAGTTGCCCTGAACGGAACTGCCATCAGTCAAAATGTCAACAGCGTTGAAATCTCGCAAACCTCAGATGCGGTTGAGACCACAAGTTTCGACGCAACCGCTCAGGGTTTCCGGACATTTGTGGGCGGTCTCAAGTCAGCCAGCCTGACCTTGAACCTTCACAATGACTATGCGAGCACCGCGCTGGATGGAGTAATCAACAATCTGTTCAACACAATTGCAACTGTAACTGTGTTCCCAGCAGGAACGCTCTCAGGTGGCTCGGCAGGAACATCCAATCCGCGCTACCAACTTACCTGTTTAGTCAACAACACACAGCCAATCGCCGGGTCAATAGGCGATTTATCTGTCCAATCATTGACTTGGCAGGTGACCGGCCCGGTAACTAGAGCAACAACTGGAACACTCTAATTAAATAGAAAGAAAGGACAAGCCAAATGCGCATGCAGCTTGATGTTGAGTTTCTCGACAACTCGAAAAAAGAAGTCATGGTTATCATGGCCGACATGGTGAAGTTTGAGTCTCAATACGACCTAAGCATCGCCAAGCTAGGGCAGGAGATGAAAGTGACCCACCTGCTCTGGCTTGCTTGGTCAGCACTTACCAGAGAGAAGCAGATCACCGCAGACTTCGACACTTGGATTGAGACTGTGGCTGCTATCGGTTCAGCTGACCCAAAAGCATCGAAGGGCTAGGAGATAGCTCCGCTCATTGGTATTTAGTCAGCATTGCCTATGAGTTCAAAATCTCACCGCTCGAACTGCTGAAACTTGACGAGCGTATGCTCTGGACAATGGGGCGTTATCTAGTTTGGAGATCGCAACAGATGTCAAGGTAATAGAGGCCGCTCCAATCGGGGCGGTTTTCTATTAGGTAGAATTGACGGGAGGTGACCATGTTAAAGCCAGTTGCGAAATTAAATAGTGCAGATATCAAGGCACTAAAAAACAAGCTG